CGCAATCGCATTGTTACCTTGATTGGTGTAACCAGATTCCAAACCCATTGCTATAGTCTGTGTTCCTTGACCTGTATAACCCGCTTTAAACCCAATCGCAACAGATTGTGGACCTTGAGTAGAATTACCAGAATTTGAACCAATAGCAATCGCATTGTTACCTTGATTGGTGTAACCAGATTCCAAACCCATTGATACGGAATTTAAACCCTGACCAGTGTAACCAGCGTTCAAACCAATCGCAATAGACCCTGTTCCTTGATTGTACTGTCCTGCCTGTAAGCCAATCGCAATTGCTTGTGGTCCTTGATTAAAATTACCAGCATTTGAACCAAAAGCAATTGCATCTTTGCCTTGTTTAGAATAACCAGCTTCTAATCCAATTGCTACGGAATTTAAACCCTGACTAGTGTAACCAGCGTTCAAACCAATCGCAATGGCTTGAGGACCCTGGTCACAACATCCAGCATTCAAACCAATCGCTATGGATTCAAAACATTGGTTTGTATTACCCGCGTTATGTCCAAGAGCAACAGCACTTGTACCTTGATTGTATTCACCAGCATTAAATCCAATAGCGACCCCACTTGTTCCCTGTTCAGAATAACCAGCAAGATTACCAATCGCCACGGCTGTGGGTTGTTGACCAGTATAACCAGCATATTGCCCTACATTAACTGCAGTTGTACCAAGATTCGAAAAACCTTCCGCAACAATTGTACTATCAAATACAATTTCAGATTGAGGTTGTCCTACAATATTTGAAACACTTAAATTATTCGAAGCACCATAATTATTACTCACAAAATTGTTTTTTGCCGAATAATTGATTCCACCATATTTTCTAAAAGACATTTTGATATATATTTATTTATATATATTTTTTACAATTAACAAACAAATAAAAATAACAAACAAATAAAAATAACAAACAACAAAAAATAAACAACAAAAAATAAACAACAAAAAAATAAACAACAAAAAAATAAACAACAAAAAAATAAACAACAAAAAAATAAACAACAAAAAATAAACAACAAAAAAATAAACAACAAAAAAATAAACAACAAAAAAATAAATAAGAATCCAATATAAAACTTATTTTTTCGGAAAAAACGAAAATCTTTAGTTATACTAATGGGATATAATATTGAGGTCTCGTTCAACATTCTAAGAAATAATAACCTTACGGAATTACAGGAATATATTGTTTCTGTTGCAAAAACATGTGAATGTAATTTTTTTTATTCCGATTACGAAATTGAAAAAAAATTAAATATTCAAAGGAACCACATGGTAGTAACAGTAAATTTTGATGATAAAAATATGGAACAAATAATTAAATTCTTGAATAAAATAAAAAAAACAAAAGGAATTTATATTGAATCGATATTCAATGAAGAAACGAATGGAATGATTTACGCATCTCAATATTATTTAACCGTTATGGACAAATATATAGCTCAAACTTATAAAATAACACGGAGAGAAAGAAGCTATTCCGAAGATGAAACCCTTATTTTGAATGAAATGGATAAAATAAATAAAACCGATAAAACCGATAAAATCAAAGTAAATGTTTAACGATGAGAAGATGTTCTTCTTCTATAACTAATTTTTCTTCTTCTAGAAGAAGATGAAGATGGTGTCCGTTTATATAAATAATATGAACGCGATGACGGTTTTTTATGGTGTGAATATTTTTTAAAAGTAACCCTATTTCGTCTACCTTTTTTAATCGCCAAAGGTAAAACCACATCTTCCATAGGTAGAGGGCTCGATACATGTGTATATTTCATATCTGTTTTAGTAGGTAACAAAGGTTCTACAACTTTAATTTTAGTTTTTGGTTCATCTACAATAATGTATAAAGGTGGTTTCTTTTTTTTGAAATCCGTCGCAAGCCTAGTATGTAATGATTGTTGAACCGGTTGTATATTCAACAATTCTTCTAAATCATGATTATCTAATTCAAAATGCAATTGACTATTATGACCATTGTTATTCACATCTAAATCAACATTTGCAATGTTACCATCGTAGTCCGAATCCCAACCGATTTTACTTATTTTATTATGTCCATTTTCATGTATCAATGTTTTGGTCATTCCTTTATTTTGAATATAAATATCATTCATGTTATTATATTAAAAAGATAAAAAAATATTATTCAAGACATATATAAAAATGGAACTAACTTTTACAGAATTGAATGATGAACCATTACCATTATTAGAAAATCAAAAAAAAAATCCATACAAAAAACCAAAAATATCTTCTTATGATGATATTTTAACATCCTTAAATCTAAAGGTAAATAATGGAAAATTGGAATATATACAACCCAAACAATCAAATTCCCATTATGACCAATTTAAAACATGTTATAAAAAACAATTAAACCAACAAAAACAACAACAAACCCAATATGTAAATCAAATAAAACCAAACCCTTACCAGCACAATTATATTTATAATAAGTATTTCAAGGATTACAAAGAACAAACCGCTATACAAGAACAAGAAGTCGTTTATGTAACCCCACAAGAATATAAAAAAATAGTCATATTAGAATTGTTAAGAAGGAGGGAAGAACAAAAAAAGATCGCACAAATAAAATCCAAAAAATTACTGTTCGCACAAGAAAACAATATATTTGTACCAAACATAAATGCATCTCCAAACAATTTAAATAAGTTATTTAGATTTTCGAGATAAAAATACTTAAAGACAACAACATATGAAATATGTGTTATAATAAACACACAAAACCCGACTTTAGCTCAGTTGGAAGAGCGGTTGACTGTAGTCGTTTTAACAATTTATTTTTACAAAAATGTGGAGATAAAGAAATCAACATGTCGCTGGTTCAATTCCAGCAAGTCGGATTATTTTACATAATTTTTATGTAAAATAATTCTTTGCAACACAGTAATATTAACTTTGTATCGATAAATATGAATGTTTGCAGGTTTATATCCTAAACAATAAAATTTATTTTATCTTCATTTGTTAAACAATCTTGATATTCGTTCAATTCATCATCACTTTTAGAATCAATATCATAAATATTATTTGATGTTATAACTCCTCCCGATTTGTCTTCAATTAAAATCTTTTTTTTCCGAATATTATCTCCATGATTGCATACAACGGTAGTAAAGTTACTATTACAAAATTGTATCAATATTGTATTATCAATATTATTTATGTCTTTAATTTCAGCATCACACCATAAAAATGTATTTGAAGTTTTGTCGACAAAATTGGTTTTTACTTGCACAATTTCATTTATGTTAAAATTATCCGAGATAACCAAATATTGACTTTTCGATTTTTTCGGTTTATTTTTTTTGGTCATGTCATTCACTTTTTTTTCATAAGAATCACCGCTATTATTAAGATCCGCCACTGCGTCATGATTTTTTGTAACACAGTAAAAACAATTCGGAAAACAGATGATTTGTCTAGAAGAACTAGCTTCTTCATCTTCCCGAACAAAATCATTTGAATTTGTCGTGTGCCTTATCTGTGTTAACTTAACAATCCTATCATTTTCTTCTTTATGATGTTTTAATTCTTCTTGTTCCCTATCTTTGAATGGATCCATTATGCTTTTTATGAAACGATTTAAAGTCTGTGGATTCGGTATATCCAATGTATATTTACGAAAAAAAATGCGTTGAAACCAATGATTTTTTATTTTTTCCGCATTTTCAATTTCCTGCATAAACATTTGATCCACAATGGAATAAGCTGATTTTAATACCAAAATTTCTTTTACATAATATTTTTTTAAATTAAACAAGTAAATCAATCGGTTTTTATGTTCTTCAGAAATATTATAATTATGTGCTTCCTGTAATTTATTTATATACCGGATTTCATTTTTAATGTTTTTCAATGTTGTAATCGCTTTTTTCTTTTTGTCTTCAATCTTTTTAATAATCGAAAAAATATTGGTATTGTACATGATCGGATAATTCAATCTTATTTCACGTGGAATAATAAATTGGTTAGATTCTTTGATTTCTGTGATTTTTTTCTCTACATCTTCAATTGTTTTCACCAATGTCGTCTCAATATCTACAAAATTATTGCAACAATTATTACTCGCATCTTCAATAATTTGATCAGTTGGAAACAATAAAATTGTACCAGATTTGAATTCGACGCGTGTTTGCAATTTATCGTATTGATGCGCGGATATCTTATGGGCTTCCGAACGAGCATCCAACTTGAAATAATTAACCAAGGCTAACAAAAAGGCAATGAGGCCATTCACCGCAGCAATGAAACTAGACCCCCATTTATATTGACTTAACATAGAGGACAATACTGTCGCAGCGGTGGATAACATAATTGCGGGCATCATCAACAAATTCAGCTGATTTTCACAATAGGATTTCGCTTCCATGTAAATAATTTTCTGACCTTTTAAATAACTCGCTAAAATGTCTAATGAATTGGAATATCGGTGATTTTTTTCAAAATATATATTATCAATATAATCTTCTACTTGTTTGTATTTTAAACGCTTATAAATGATATCGTATTTATTAGTGTTGCCGTCTATATTTATAAAACCATTCATATTCAAACTATTATTTTTTTTCAATGATTTTCTTCTTTGCATAATCATAACATCATCTGAATTATTATCATCAGCCAAATTCTTTTTCCCATTGTTTTCCAAATCATCGGATGTATCTTCAAAATCGCTTGTTTCATCGAGTGAATAATTCACGGAAAGATTGTCGTCATATGCATCTTCGTATTTTTTTGGGTCTATTTGATTTTTATTATTATTATTAGATTGAAACATTTGATTCAAATCAATAAATCGAATAAAATTATTTCTTTTTTTATGATTACTCATATTTTATATTATATAAAATATAAAATATAAAATATTACATATTATATATAAAATAAAATGACGACATCAAAAACACGGAAAAACACTCCTTGGCGAGGCTGGAAAAATGAAAAACCTGGATATCATCAAAAAACAGTGATGATGAAAAAATGCGGAAGAAAATGCTTTTTAGGTCCGAAAAAATCCTTTCCTATATGCAAAAAAAATACTTGCAAAGTAAGCAAAAAAGGTGTTTATGCGGCCTATGTAAGATCTCGGCAATATAGAAGCAAAGGTCGAAAATTTAGGATTGTTTCGAGAAAAGCTTTAAGAAAATTAAAACATATGTAATTAATAAATTACATTATTAAATAATATATTATCTTAAAAAATAATATATTAAAATAATCAATATTATATAATAAATATTATATTATATTAAAAATGGGTATTAATATATACCTATACCCTTATAACCTTAATAGTTATAATACACATGATAATTGTGATACTCCATTTAAAAACGATCAGATACAATCTTTTTATTCCAGTTATAAAAACTGGAATCATTTGCGTATACATTTATTATACGCCACAATAGAGTATATCAAATGCTGTTCACAGGATATACAATTTGAATCGTTTCGATTTGAACAATTTTTAAATGATTTTATACATTTGCGCATTTTAAATGCGCATGGTAATAGTGATATTACTCCATTTCGTTTTGAAACAGAAAAATTGAATGTTTCCATCCATTTATTAAAAAAATATCTTTCCTTATTGGAAAATTTGGATATAATTGGTATATATGATTTTCTAAATATATCGGGAGCTTCTCAGATAATTCCTTATGAAAATTCACAAATTATTATAAATGCAATCAATAAAATTGCTGACTTTATGACTGATATTGATTTTAAAAAAAATATTACAAAAATAAAAGAGCTATTTACGATTAGTTACGACAACAAAGTAAATATTCAGATAGATTAGCAAACATTCATAGACACATCAAAATGTACACATATTCCATCGTTTTTTTTACTGTTGTCTTTATTGTCTTTACTATATTTATTTTTATCCTTACTATTTTTAAAAAACAAATAAGAATTCGGTATTTGTGTTAAATATTTATCATGAAACATTTTTTCATCTACTCTGTATTTATCCGTTTTCGTTTTGTCTGTTTTATTAGGTAAAATATCATATATAATTGGACCAAACCAATACCAAAAAATATTCATAAATAATGGTAAGCATCCAAAATAAAATGTGTGGAAAGTGGATCTCACAGGAAATAAAAATAAGCGTATACATATGCATATCAAATAAAATGTATAAATAATGAATTCATATTTAGTTGAACTAATCCAATCACAAAACGTGACTTTTTCATGGTTTTTTTGTGTAGCACCAAAACTAATTTTCAGATTCAATAAATGTGTTAGATACATAATTAAAAAGCGAACAGACAAAGAACCATATAAGGAAGACGTAAAAAATGTTTCTCTTATTTGTTGTCTAAATACAACATATGGTTCAAACTTTATTCGAAATGAAAAAAGAACATTTATAGCTGTATTAATTACACACCAAACAAACATACTTTCCCACATTAAGTTTACAGGTAGCAAAATAAAAGGCAATACAGCAAATAATTGTTCAAAAAAAAATAAATTATAAAACATGGCTACATTTGACTGTGCGATTGCGATAAAATTCAATATATAAGTCAAAATACCAATTTTATTGTACCATTCAATTTCTTTGCAATATATAAATGCTATAATATCAGGGGAAAATACCCCCCCACCTTTTTTAAACCATTTATCGATAGGATTGAATGTTAATTCCGCAGCACCACATGCGAATTTGCTTAATTTAAAATACTCAGTCATATAATTAAAAGAAACACCTTCGTAAAAAATACCGCAGCTAGCTACATAACGACCAATATAGCCTTTATCACAACCGCGCATCATACAATCAAAATCCTCAGAAATTCTATTTTCATCCCAATAATATTTGTATTTTGTTACTTCATTTACTTGTGCGATTTCATCCAATATTCGAACATTTAAAAGTGCATTGTGGCCAACCAAAGGCGCCATCGCATTCATAGATGTACCCACTAGAATACCATTATAAATATTACAGGTAGAATGAAATACACATTTTTCAGATAATGATTTTGTACTTATATATGGACTTGTAAAACATTGCATATATAATACGTTATTTTCGCCATCAAATAACATATCTTTTATCAATCGTTTGAAACAGCCATTTTCATTTTCTGGAAAAGAGGGCAATCTTGTATCAGAATCAATCAAGAAAATATAAGGACCATAATATAAATTACCTTGAAAGACCGCACCGAGTCTCAATAATTCATAAAAATTATTAATTTCTTCTACTTTTTTATCTTTTTGTTCTTCTATTTCATTTTTTTCATTTTGACACCCTATTTCATTTTGTCCTTCTTTCGCCTTTTGTTCTTCTTCACTTTCTGCTTCATTTACGTTTAATAAATGGTATATATAAATCGCAATAGCACTATAATTCATTGAAAAGTTTAAATTACCTGCTTTTTTAAATCGTCCATTTCTTTTATATTTATTTGGGTGTGGTCTGGCTGTAAAACCGATATTATATTGAATATAAAATTCTCTACGTTTTTCTTTTTCAGCATTAGAAATTAAGTTGTAACCATCATCACAAACAATGATATTGCAAATACTGCCGGTTTCGGAATAATATCGCAATGCTTCACAAATTGCACTTAAAATGGTAGGTTTTATTGTATTTTCTAGATCTTCTTTGTAAACAGGTAATTGAATGGTTATATCTGGATATGATTTATTGTTTATAAAAATATCTGGAATTTCCAAACCAGAATAATATTTGCTATTAATTTTGAATATTTTTAAATCCATAAAAAGCTTATATATTCCCATGATTACATGTTGCAACTTATAATGAAGCCATGCGACATCTAAAATAAAAAATATGATGATACAAACAAAATTAATAATTGATAATGTATTATTAAAATTAAAAATGTAATTTTGAATCGTACCGAAAAAAATTAAACCATCAATCGCCAATATAATAAAGGTCAAGTATTTTATAATTAGTTCATTTTGAGAGAATCGTTCATATTTGGGTGGTATAAAATCATGTATATTTGTTATAAGAAGATTGTCTTCGGAATTGTTATTTATTTTATTCGTATTCATATTTATATTTATATTATTTATAGTATTTATTATTGGCCTAAAATATAATTTATTATCGTTTATCGTAACATTTTTGAAAAACGCTAATTAATTTTGTGTTTTTGTAAATTATAATTCAATAATACGGATGCATCATTTTTTAATAAATTACAATTGTAATCAAACCATAAATGGTAAGCAATAATCATTTTTTCTGGAAAAAAAATATTATTAGGTATAAGTATAATGGACGCTCACGACGACCTCTTGCTTGCCGAGTCTTACGACTCATCTAGTAACGACTGTTACGACCTTTCATGTAATGACTGTTATGATTGTAATGATTGCAACAATTGTTGTAGAGATGGAAGAGATGGAAGAGATGGAAGAGATGGAAGAGATGGAAGAGATGGAAGAGATGGAAAAAATGGTTGCAGAG